GTCTCGTTTCGGCGTCTGCGGCGAGACGTTCATGTTGATGCTGATCTGGTTGCTGTTGGGCACATCATACTGATAGCCATCGTCAGTGATGTGAGTCGTCCCAGCCCGCAGCACCATCTCATCTGCGCCCACCAGCGCGGGAAACGGGGTGACGGAGATTTCCGTCAGCGCCACCTCCATGCGCTTGATGTTTCCGGCGCGGTCCTTGGCCGATCGGATGTTGCGTCCGTTGACGCTGACGCCTGGGATGGCGCCGTCCTTGATGAGCTCGACGATATCGTTGCCGAGGCTGGTGCGGCTGATCTTCGCCGTCATCCACGGACCGTCACCGCGCTCGTGCACCATCGGCACCAGGCCGATCGGCGTGCCTCGTAGATCGTGATTATACATCAGTGGCCAGCCTCGACCCGTATGCTGAGCACGCTTGATGGACTGCGCGAACACTCCACGCTCCCACAGCTCGTTGTACGTTGGGCCACCGCCGTCGCTGACCAGGCTTGGCGTATCCCACCGAAACAGCCGAGCATGAAGCGTGCGACCGTCGCCGCCTTCGAACTCGACGGCATCCAGGTCAACGCTGCGGGTGATCAATTCGTTTGTCATTGTGGTTCATCCTGCACTTTCGTCGGTGGCACCGGCGGTAGCTGCGCCGGCCGGTGCGCCTGATGCCACGCTTGAAGCGGTTGCGGCATGTTCTCGGTGCCTGGCGGTGGCATGCCTGGCATCGGCTGTTCACCGTCTCGAGGGCCCGGCCACGGCTGATGTTCCGGCCACTCGATGTCGTGATGATCGTTCATACCAACGAGATCGTAGTCATCGATTGGCAGATGCTCAAGGATGCGGACTTCAGGATGCGTATAGATGTTGTTGCGAAGTGCGATCTCGTACATCTGCATACGCTGAAGCGAATCGCCACGGAACAGATCAGCCGTATTGAACTTCGCGTAACAGTTGCCTGGCAGGTCGTTCGCATACGTCTGCTCCAGCCGGTTCATCCACGGCGTCAACGAAAAAATCAGCCGTTCACGCATCCTCGTCTCGAGGTTCTGATACTGCATGCGACCGGAGCCGGAACCGAATCCCGCGCTCAGGTCCATCGGATCGAGATTGAACATGTACGCAATCTCGGCGATGCTGAACTGACGAGACTGCAGGTACTCGGCGTCCTGCATCGATAACCCGACGGTCTTGATGTCAACGATCTTCGGCACCACAGCCGGCCGGCGATCCATCGCTGTATGCCGAGTCACCCATCGAGACTGCAGGTACTCGGCTTCGGCTTCCGACAACTCGGGCTTGTCCACGGTCATGACAACCGGCGGCACGGCACCCTGCGAGTAGGCGCCGGCACCGTAGTCCATCAGCTGTCGCGTCTGGAACAGGCCGTTGCGGTGAGCTTCGATCACGCCGACGCCGGTGAGCATGCCAGGCAGCATGAAGCCGCGAGCGTGGAACACTTCGAACCAGCGCAGCGTGCGCTCCATGCCGACGATGTCATACGTCAGCTCACCCTTGTCGAAGTTGACGGTAACATCGTCCACGCTCACCGGAATGTACTGACGCGGCTGTCCGGTGTTCGGATCGTAGTCGGCCTTCACCGCGTAGTAGTTGCCGCGGAGGACGATGCTCGCGGCGGCACCGAACATCCAATCGAAGTACGTGATCAACGGCCACGGGTTGTTGAGCAGCTGACGCGCCTGATCGATGTGCTGTGGCGGATCACCGTCCAGGCACCGCAGCTGCATCTGAGCGAGGAAGCCAGCGATCAGGTTCGTCGCACGCCAGGCGGCCGGAATGGCCAACGTCGCCGCTTGCGCATCGCCCCAGTTCGAGCCGACAACAGGAGCGATACTCCCGTCACTGGCGAACGGCAGTGACCACGGCCCCCACCACGGCCCGTGCTGCGCCGGCCACGGCGGCTCTTCAGGCGGCCTCGTCCCTCTCGGCAAACCTGTCCCCGATGCCCTCAGCAGTTGTCCGAGTCCTCTCATCTTCGTCCTCTCGTGAAAGCTCGCGGAGTGTGCCATGAACCGCCAGCAGGACGCCGGCTACAATGAGTGCTGCGGGTGGGCAAATCCACGCGATGCCTGCAACGATCAAGACGGCTCCAGCGAACTGCTCTAGTACATCCACAGTTTCGGTTCCGCTTTCGCCTTCGACGCCATATCATAGCTGAACAGCGCCCCGATGGCAGCGTCGATATAGCCCACCGGGTTGCCGCGGTCGCGAACGATGCGTAGACCGTGATGGTCGTGCTTCGGGACACAGTTCGCGATATGCCGACGAAGGATGCGGTTACCGTCATGACGGAGTCGGCGATCCATCACGGCGTCTTCGAAACGCTTGGTTGCTTGCACCGCGCGGGCCACGCTGTTCGTCGGCACCTCAAGCACCGGCAACCCGTCGTCCGACCATTGTTGCAGGAGCTGACCGAGATAGAACGGGTCAGCGCCGATCTGCTGAACCTTGTACGCCTCCACACAACGACGCACCTCCTTGTCGAGCTCACTGTACGGGACTCGCCACATGGAGTCGTGCAGCGGCTTCTCCCACACCTTGAGCGTGTGCAATGTCGGGACGTCATCGAGCGTGCAGGCAACCAGCGCCATCGAGTCATGCTTCCAGGCGCCGTCGATGAACATGACAATCGGAGTGTTCGGCGCAAGCTCTGCGTTGTCCACCAGGCCGTCCCACACGTTCATGTTCATCCAGCCGGCAGACCGCTTCAGCCAGCCACCGAGATGCAGCCGGACGAACTCCGTGCGCTCGAGCGCTTGCGCCTGGCTCTCCATGAACTGTTTCGTGATCCAGCCGTGCCGGTAGCCGATGTTGAATTCGCGCCAAACCTTCTCGTCATGGACGTCAACGTTGTGGTCGATGTCCCTGCCAGGCCAGTGCACGAATAATGTCGGATCGTTTCGCTCGGCTCGTTCGATGAGCATGCCTAACGGTGACTGGAAGTTGATACCCGGCGTCGTGATATAGATCGTCATCGATTCGTCCCGAGCTGCGGAACCAGATGACAACGCTTCCGGCAACTCGTTCGAGCGAAATGCCCAGTATTCGTCGATCACGGACAGGAACGGGTTGTAACCATGCGCTTGGTGGGCATCCGCACCAAGCATCATCAGATACGAGCCAAGTGGCGTTTCGATCTTGTTCTTGTAGACGAACAGCCTCTTGCGCAGCGGAGCAGATGAAATCGCGAAGGCATCCACGTTGCGCTTGAGGATACCGGCCTGCGCACGGGAGTTTGCCGCGAAATAGACTTCCGTCCCCATCGCCCTGGTGATCAAACTGTACAGCGAGATTCCCGATGAGATCAGCGTCTTCGCCCACTTGCGGTGGACCATGATCAGTGCTTCCCGATGCTTCCATCGACCGTCCTCCCTCACGAACATGTTGTCGAGAACCTGCTGCTGCTCAGGCACCAGGAAGACGGGCTGACCAGCTTCGTTCCCGCGAGGATGACGGCAGAAGCGCGCCATGAACTCCACGATCTGCGGCCCTTCAGTATCCACGCGACCATCCTGGCGGTAACGGCGGCCGATCCGGGTTCGGCGTGTACAGCCTCATCGTTGGAACGCGGCCAAATTCGACCATCCGGCAGTAACGCGAATACTCACAAAGGATGTTCTCGAGCTCGCGAACTTCGATCGGGGCCGGTGCACGGTTGATGAGCGGAGGGTCGATGACGCCAATCTGCCACGCCAGGTTGACGAGATCGTCTTGGGTGAACGTGCTCGGGTCGGTGTCAACGTTCCCGAAGCGACGAGTGGTGCATGTCCGGCCGAGCGCGAGGCCGAGGCCGTGCGCGGCGCCGGGTCCCAACGCCGTCGGCTGCCACGGTTCCCATTCACCGCCGCGCCATGTCAGATCGAGCAACACTTGCGCAGCGCCGAACTTGCCAAGATACGTTCCGACGCCGAGGCTGTCGAGCACCTTGCCGATCGAACCGCACTCAAGATCGTGCGCCGCAAACTTGTGACGATGCTCAGCTTTGATGATGAAGCCGGCCTTCAGCGCGCGCTTGATACCAACGATCCTCGAGTACGCGTTCGTCAACGGCTTCTCAGGCAACGCATCGTAGACGGCACCGTAGCCGGCGAGCATCGCGTTGTTCCAGCTGCCCCAATGTTTCTCGATGACCTGATCCGTCTCGATCTTGCCCAGCGACCTGAAGGCGGCGAGCTCGAGCAGCTGCTCCGGCAACGTATCATAGCGCGGCAAGACGTTATTGATGATGTAGACCGTTGTCCGATCCAACTCGCGCCACAGATTGGTGAACCGCCAGTGGTGCATCGTCGTCGTGGTGACGAGACCACACCATGCCTGATGCCGAAGATCGACGTAATCCTGGAGCGTCAACGACGGCTCGAACGGGACGAACGTCGTCTTGCTGCCCTTACCGTACGGCATGTCAGTCATCCAGCCAGACGAGACGTGTCTTACCATCGTGGCCATGAATCTTCACAACGCTCTCGATGCCACGCTCGTGCCAGACAACCGAGGTGGGCCACGGCGTATTCCATCGGAGAACGACGATGTCGGACTCAACAAACTGCACGCCCTCAGCGACTGTACCGGTACCGCTGACTCCAGTAACGTCCTCGTCTCGGTGCAACTCGAAACGCCTTAACATGTCAGCCCGTCGAACTGGCGTCGATCGGCCGGTTCATCGCATGGTGCGGCCGCTGACGAGCCTCCATCGAAGCCAGGAATGTGTCGACGGTGTCTTCGGCCTCAGGCTTCGTCTGCTCGTACATGCGGACGGCGAAGCCGAGTTCTCGAAGCGTGTAGTACATCAGCCGCTCGTACGTCTGGAGCGGGCCGATCAGCGGATGGGCGAGTTTGATCCCCGCCATCGTCTCGTAGAACAGATCATCGCCGCCGAAGATGGAGACGCGCAGCCGTTGAGCGTCAGCCTCCAGCTGATCGTACCTTGTCAGCAAGGCATCGATGATGGTGTTCTTACCGCTGTAATCCGACCTCAGCGATTGAATGCTGAGGGCGGGAACGGCAACCAGCGACATGCCGAGGGATTGTACCTCGACATGTTCGCCGTTGCCAGGCCGCTTAGTTCACGCCGCAGCTCACCTCATAACTCAATGTGTCCTGATTCCAATACGTCTGACACACCAAATCGGTGAACGGCGGCTTACCATCCGTCGACGGATGGAACATGATCGGTCGATGGCAGTTCAAGCACTCGCCACCATCGAACAG